AATACTATTATTAGACAAGAAGAGAATCCTTTTCCTGATAAGAAATTACCTTTTGTAATCGTACAATATTTACCTATTCGTAAAGCTGTATATGGTGAACCTGATGGTGAACTGTTAGAAGATAATCAAAAGATTATTGGTGCAGTAACTAGAGGTATGATTGACATCATGGGTAGAAGTGCTAATGCTCAACAAGGTATTAGTAAAGATGCTTTAGATGTAGTAAATAAAAGAAAGTTTGAGCAAGGTAAGGATTATGAATTTAATCCTGGAAGACATCCTTCTGAAGCATTCTTTATGCACACTTATCCAGAGATTCCACAATCTGCTCAGTACATGATTAACATGCAAAATATGGAAGCAGAATCCATTACAGGAGTTAAATCATTCTCACAAGGTATTGGTGGACAATCATTAGGTAATGTTGCTGTAGGTGTCAGAGGAGCATTAGATGCTGCTTCTAAAAGAGAATTAGGTATCTTAAGAAGATTGGCTCAAGGTATTATTCAGATTGGTAGAAAATTCATATCAATGAATACTGAATTCTTATCCGAAGAAGAAGTAATTAGAATTACTAATGAAGAATTTGTTACTGTAAGAAGAGATGATTTAGCAGGTAACATAGATATTAGTTTAACTATATCTACTGCTGAAGCAGATGAACAAAAAGCTCAAGAATTGAGTTTTATGCTTCAAACTATGGGTAATACAATGCCACAAGATTTCAGTCAAATGATTCTTGTAGAGATTGCTAAGCTTAGAAAGATGCCTGACTTAGCTAAGAAGATTGAAAAATATCAACCTACTCCTCCTCCACCAGATCCATTACAGGAAGCTCAATTAGCTTTATTACAAGCTCAAACACAAGAGATACAAGCTAAGATTGCAGAGCATCAAGCACAGACTCAATTAGAGTATGCTAAGCTAGCAACAGAACAAGCTAAAGCTAAACAAATAAATAGTCTTGCTGATAAGACAGATTTAGATTTTGTTAATGATGAATCTGGTGTATCTCATCAAAGAGCTATTGAAACAGTACAAGCACAAGCTAAAGGTAATATTGCTTTAGAACAAGCTAAGCATCAACAAAGTATAGAAAAAGGTTTAATAGATCATGGTTTAAATAAGGATTTAGAAGCCAGTAAACATCAAATGAATCTACAGAATAAAGTATTAGACCATGCTTCAAGTATGGATCAGATTAAAGCTAAACCTAAATCAGGAGTTAAGTAATGAGTTTATCTAATTATTTAAAAGAGTATTATTCTAATAACTCTAATAATTCTTTCTTAGATCAAATAAAGAATTATGGTTCTGAAGCTGGAGGTGGTAAAGCATTTCTTAATGGTATAGCTAATGGTGTCTCTGATGTAGTACGTTTACCTGCTAAAGGATTTGCTTCATTGGAATCTTCTCTTGCAATTAACAGGCAAAGATAGATCACAAGAAAATGCTACAAAACAACAACAAATAGATGATTTCTTTAAGATAGATGCTTTACAAGAATCTGCTAATCAATACCCAACTATTGATTCTATAGCTAATTTTGGTACAGCTATGATAGGAGGTAATGCTTTATTAAAAGCTCCTTCAGGTATTGCTAGAGCAGGTGGTGCAGTAGATACTGCTATTAATAAAAGTATCTCTAATGAACAGATGAAAAATAATAGTACATCTTTTAGTGATATAGGAACTAATATAGCTAATGGTATAGGTTCAGTTATTAAACAACCTATTAAAGCTATTACTCATGGTAATTATGGTTTAACAGAATATCTAACAGGAAAAGATTTTTCTGCAAAAAAGAATAATGATTTACAATCTATAGATAATTTTTTTAAAATTTAAGGAATTAAAATGACTGAAGAAACAAAACAAAGTATTGCTTTTAAACAAAAACAAAATGCTACATCTTCTGTAGAAGATTCTATTACTGCTCATGCTGGTGGTACACAAGCTGCTGCATTAGCTCTTAATCCACTTAAAACAGTACATAATATAACTACTGTAGCTACTGCTGCTGATTCAGTTAAGTTACCATTAGCCACTGGTTCAGGAGTACAACACATTGTAAATAATTCAGGAGCTAATTCTTTGAAATTATTTGGTGATGGTACAGATACTATTGATGCAGTAGCAACTGCTACAGGTGTTAGTATTGGTACTGGTAAAGCTAGATTACTTATAGATATTGCTGTAGGTAAATGGATTAGTTTGTTAGGTGCATAAATAATTTATTAATAATCTCATATTGAGGACACAAGAAATGACACAAGAGAAACAAGTTAAAGAACAATTAAAGACTGCTAAAAGAGAAGCTGGTTTAAGAGATTCATTAAATAGACTTTTAAATAACAAAGATTTTAAGAATCTATTTCAAGATGAATACTTTGAGAAAGAACCAGTAAGAATTACTATGCTTAGAGCTAATGTTCAATTACAAGATCCTAAGATTCAAGCTCAGATGTTAAATGACTTCATGGCTATTGGAGCATTGGATCAGTTCTTTAGAACCATTATGCAACGAGGACAGTTAGCAGATAAAACTATTCAAATGTGTCAAGAATACTTGGATAATCCTGAAGAGTATAAAGATGAAGAAGAGGTAGAAATCTAATGAGTGAAGAACTAGATAATCAAGTTGAAGATGTTCCACAGGAACAAGACTTCCTTAATATGTCTGATGAAGAGTTTGCTAATGCAAGTTTAGAAAACACTCAAGAAGATGTACAGGAAGACACCCCAGAGGCTCAAGAAGACGATTCTACAGAAGATGTTAGTGAATCTGTAGAGATTGACTATAAAGCTGAATATGAGCGTATTACAGCTCCATTTAAAGCCAATGGTAAAGAAGTACAAGTAAACAGTATTGATGATGCTATCCAGCTTATGCAAATGGGAGCTGATTATCAACGGAAGACAACAGAAATTAAACCTCTTCGTAAGATTGGGGAGATGTTAAAACAAAATGATTTGTTAGATGCGGAAAAACTTAGTTACTTAATTGATCTTAAGAATAAGAATCCAGTAGCTATACAAAAACTATTAAAAGAAAGTGGTATAGATCCTTTAGATATAGATACTTCATCTGAAGTAAATTATAAACCTACAGACTACCAAGTAGATGAGAAAGTAATTGAACTTAATGATGTGTTGGATTCTCTTCAACATACTGAACAATTCCCTCGTACAGTAGAAATTTTAGGTAATCAATGGGATCAACAAAGTAAAGAATATTTAAGTTCTAATCCTCAAACAATAGCTATATTGAATGAGCATATAGGCAATGGAATTTATGACATCATTGCTAAAGAAATTGCTAATCAACGGATGTTAGGAAGACTTAATGGTGTATCTGATTTAGATGCTTATAGAACTGTAGGTGATTACATTCAAGCCAATGGTGGTTTCAATACTGTCAAGCAAGAAGTAGTACCACAGCAAACTGTACAACAAGCTAAACCAATACAAAACAATAAAAGTAAGAAACAAGCAGCTAGTATTACTAGAACTGCTCCAAGTAAAAAAATTACTGATTTAAGCAGTTTAGACATCATGGCAATGTCAGATGAAGAATTTGCTAAATTAGATAAATCATTATTTAGATAAGGAATAACACAATGGCTGATCCACAAGTATATGGTAATGGTAGTAATTCTACTGTTGGTTCACAAATTCGTACCGATTACTATAATAAAACAGTATTACAAGAAGCTGCAAAAGTTCAAGTATTCTCTAAGTTAGCTTCTACCTTAGAGATGCCTAAGAACTTAGGTAAGAAAATTAAACAATATCACATCATGCCTATGCTTGCTGATATTAACATTAACGATCAAGGTATTGATGCTGCTGGTTTAACCACTAGCTTTGAAGCCACTATTGAGATTAAAGATCCTGCATTAAAAAATACAGGTAATGAATGGGTATCTTACTGGGCAGTAGGTAATCATGCTTCAGTTGATGCTACAGCAATTGCTAATGCTAAAGCTAAAGCAGTAGACATCTTTAAAAAATTAGGTGTATTTACAACTGATTATGCTACTACTAAAGCTGCTCTGTTAGCATTAGACCCACCTTGGGTTATTACAGAACATGCTTCTGTTAATGGTGCTGGTAACTTATATGGTAGTTCTAAAGACGTAGGTTATATGTCTGGTAAATTACCTGTATTAAGTGAAACAGGTGGTTATGTAAACCGCGTTGGTTTTAGACGTATTGAATTAGAAGGTACTTTTGCTAAGTATGGTTTCTATCGTCAATGGACACAAGAATCATTAGATTTTGATACTGATGCAGACTTAGATATGCACTTACATCGTGAGATGATCTTTGGTGCAAATGAGATACAAGAAGATATGATTCAAATGGATTTATTGAACTCTGCTGGTGTTGTAACTTTTGGTGGTAGTGCTACATCTAAAGCTACTGTCTCAGGTGAAGTTGGTTCAGAATCCTTAGTTACTTATGATGACTTTGTTCGTTTAGCAGTAACTTTAGATAACAACCGTACTCCTAGAGATACGACTGTTGTTGAAGGTACTCGTATGGTTGATACCAAAACTATTAATGCAGCTAGATTCTTATATGTATCTCCTGCATTAGTACCTACATTAAAACGTATGGTTGATAATTTTGGTAATAAAGCTTTAATTGAAGTACGTCAATATGGTGCTGCTACTACACCTGAAAAAGATGAACTTGGTTCTATTGATTGCTTTAGAATTATCGTAGTAATGGAAATGCAACACTTTGCTGGTGTTGGTGCTACTGTTAGTAATAACGCTGGTTATAGACAAACTGGTGGTAAATATGACGTATATCCAATGTTAGTTGTTGGTGATAAATCATTTACTACTATTTCATTTAAATCTGGTGGTGCTGGTAAAGGTAGTAAATTTAATATTTATACTGCCAAACCTGGTTCACCTGAATCTTATGCTCGTGACCCTTATGGTACTACTGGTTTTACTTCCATCCAATGGTATTACGGCTTTATGTGTTTACGTCCCGAACGTATTGCTGTACTTTACACAGTTGCAGAATATTAGCCAATAAAGTATTGTAGAACTATCTACAATATGTTATAGTAGGCTCTCTTAAACAGGAGTCTACTATGACAATTACTAAAAGTGCTATAACAAATGTTCCAACAACTAAACATATTCCAAATGCTTTTAAACACCCAATATATAGAAATTTTTATCTTATGCACTATAGAGTACATAATCATAAAAATTTAAAATGTTATGAAAAGTATCAAGAAAGAGAAATTAAAGTCTGTCCTGAATGGGATGATTTTGAAATCTTTGTAAATGATATGCTACCTACATATCAAGAAGGATTTGTATTAGATAGAATTGATAATCTAGGTGATTATTGTAAAGATAACTGTCAGTGGTTATCTATTGGTAATAATGTTACAAAAGACATTATTAAACCAATATATGAGTATTCTCTTAAAGGAGAGTTTATTCAAAAACATAATTCAAGAGTAGATGCAGCAAAGTATTGTGATGGTGTTCCTACTGCAATAAGTAGAGCAAATTTATTATGTGTACCTTATAGAACTAAACGATGGTCTGACATCTTTAATGAAGAAGGATTACCACAAGAGTTGTTAAACACCGTAAACAATATGTATGTCCCTGTAAGACAGATAAACTTTGAAACATTTGAAGTTATTAAAGTATGGAATACAGCACAAGAAGCTGCTAAAGCTTTAAACTTACATCAAAATGCTATAGGTAAGGTTTGTAAAGGAGAATTAATACAAACTGGTGGTTTTAGATGGGCATATACAATAGATGTTAATACAGGAGAAATTCCAGAAATTAACACTAGAACAGAATCAATTACTAAAGCTGTAATTCAACTTAAAATTGATTTAGACGTTAATATCCTTGAAAAATATTTAACAATAAAAGAAGCTAGTATAGCTAACAATAACATTCGTCCTAGTAAAATATTAAGAGCTACAGAAACTCCTAAAGGTACTTGTGAAGGTTATGGTTGGCAATTTGATGAAGAAGGTTTAATATGTAAATGTATTTACAAAGATATATTTACTAAAGTAAAAGAATTTCCTAGCTTAGTTGAAGCTGGAAAAGAATTAAAGATCAATCCAGTAAACATAGGAACTGTTTGTAAAGGTAAAAAACCTTCTGCTGGTGGATATAAATGGATGTACAAAGAAGATTTTAAAGAGTAATACAAAGTTATAACTCAACAGAGAAAGTGTCTTAGAATCAATCCTAGACACCTTCCTGTTGATGTTTATAAGATAGTCAGGATATTCGTATCCATTGCCGTAGGAATGACCTACATAATTAATAGAGAAATAATATGACAGAAGAATTACAATTAACAGCAGAACAAGAAGAATTACAACTGCTTAAAGATAGAGCAGATAGAATGGGTATTCAATATCATCCATCTATCGGTTTAGATAAATTACGATCTAAAGTTAAAACTGCATTAGATTTAGATGAAGAACCAGTAAAAAAAGATGAAGATGGTTTATCTCAATATGTAGAAACTTTAGGACAAAAGAAAGCTAGACTTAAAAAGGAATCTGAAAGATTAATACGAGTAAGGGTAGCTTGTATGAATCCTACTAAAGCAGCTATGGAAGGTGATATATTTACAGCAGGTAATAAGTATATTGGAATGATTTCTAAATATGTTCCATTTAATGCTGATGCTTGGCATGTACCTAAAATCTTAGTAGATATGATGGAAGAAAAGAAATATATTCATCACTATAAAATTAAAGATGCTCAAGGGAATGATATTAATAAACAAAAGTTAATGAAGGAATACTCTATTCAGTATCTTCCTAATTTAACAGAACAAGAGCTAAAAGACTTGGCTCATGAACAAGCAATTACTAACCGTTTAAACGGAGAGGCATAAGTAAATGACTATTTTAGCAGCAGAAGTAACTGCTTTATTCGATCCAATAATGGCTTCTATTAAAGAGAAGCTTGATATTTTAGCAACTGAAAATCATTTGAAAGGAGCTGCTTATGATGAAGTATACTCAGCAGCTTTATCTAATACTTTACAACAAGTAGTTCAGTTAATTATTGGTACAGATCAAAGAGCATTAACTGCTGCTAAAGTACTTACAGAAGAACAAACCAAGTTAAACCTTATTGCAGAACATGCTGGCATTGTTGCTGGTACTGCTAAGACTGATGCTGAAAGAATTAAAACTGAAGCTGAGACATTACTTGTACCTAAACAAGGTGCAATATTAGATCAAAACTTACTTAATGCTGTATCAGAAAAATTAGGTATTGAAGCCAAGACAGCTACATTAATTGCTGAATTAGATAATATACCTAAACAAGGAAGATTAATAGAATCACAGATTATTGGTTCAGGATACGAGAATCAATTAAAGTACCAACAAGGCTTAAATTTAGCTGCTGAAGCTCTTTTGATACCTAAGCAAGGTAATCTATTAGATCAACAAGTATTACAGTCTCAAGGTGAAGTATCATTGATTCCTAAGAAATCTCAGTTGATGGATGCACAAATAACTGAATTAATTAATAGAGGACAAAACTTAGCTCTTGAAGCTCTTAAATTACAATATGAAGGTGATAACTTAAAAGTACAAGGTGATAACTTAGTTCTTCAAGGAAAAGCTTTAACAGAAGAAATTGCTCTTAAGAAGTTAGAAGGTAAAAATAAAGATGCTGAACGCATTCAAATATTAACTAATGCAGAAAATAATAGAGCAAGTGCTTTAGCACAAACAGCAAAAACAAGTTCTATTTACGGACAATTAGAATTAGGTAAATTTGATATTATGTGTAATACATATAATACTTATGCTGCACATACCGCAAATGCAGATATTGCATTTGATACTAATTCCTTAGCTCAAGCAGCTAATCAAGTAACTATTGCTGCCAATAGAAATAATACATTTACTATGTTTTATTCTGGCGGAGTTTCATCATAACTTATGTCTACAAACACAGAAGGTAATAACTCTTCAAGAGCTATAGCAATTAATTTAGTAAATAATCCAAGAGACTTCTTACAAGATGCTGTTGTAAGAAGTCTTTCTGGTTATAAACTAACTAAATCTTTAATATTTTCTTCTGTAACAAAATTTATATATAGATTTAATAAAATATACTCTTTAATTAAAAATGAAAATAAAGAAACAGAAAACCAATTTCCTTATGGAATGTGTAATGCTTATATTAGTAATACTTTTGTAGATTATGCTCTATTAGAAAAAGATTGTATTAAATTTGTTAAAGATCAAAAAACTGAAGTTCTTAATTACTTAAAAGATTTAGAAAAATATTTAGTTAAAGCTGTAAGTGAAAGAGCAGGAGAAACTCCTGAATCAAGAGAAATAACTAAGAATGCTTTAGATGCTGAGATAGTTGTATTACAAAAGAAAATAGAAGATATTCAAAAGAAATTTCCTTTATCTGAATTATCTAAGATAAATAATGAAAAATATTTATTAACTTCTACAGGTGAAGAATATGAAAAAGATATTCAAGCCATCAAACAAAAAAGACTTCAATATGAAAATCAATTAAAAGATTTTCAAAAAGAAATTAAAGCATTAACACAAGAAATACAAATAATTAATGCTAGTAATATACCTGTTACTTCTATTCAAGATGAAGACGGTAATGGCTTACTCAAAGATACTAGAGAGAATATTACTAAACAAGAAGACTTTATAAAAGATTCTTTCTTAGAAATATCTATAGTAGATTATGGATTACCTAATCCAGAATACTTTGTTTATAACTATAAAAATAGAAGATTTGGTAATTCTATGTTTTGGGCTACTCTTATGCCTAAACCTTTTATAAATAGAGATGTTACTTACGCTGGATTAAGTAGAAATAGAAAAGATATTTCTACCCTTAAAATATTCTTTGCTAAAAGAAAATCATTTAATGAATCACATCCAGAAGTATTTGAAGAAGAGGTTTATTTCCCTAATGAACCAACATACACAGTAATATGTCATATAAAGAAAAATACATCTTTACCTCAATACGGTGTATTTTATCTTACTGTAGAAGATAGTCCTTATTTAAAATCTTTACTAAATCAAGAGATATTACTTAAGAATATAGAATTCTATCCTGTAATACCTATAAGAGAACTTAATAAAGATTTAGTTAATTATGATCCTATAGACATACAAACTACTCTTGGTTTTGCTTGTGAAGAATTACTACGAAATTTATATATTAATATTTATGGTATTACTAAGGCAGTAAATAAGATAGGTAAGGAATACTTAGAGATAATCTGTAAAGATAACTCTATTATGTCTTTTATTAAGAATAGATATGATGTATATAATGCTTCTACTATGAAACCTTCTTATATTCAAAATGATTCTACATCTATTTTATTAAATTATTATAGTAATAAACCAGATAAGATAAATAGAAATAGTGTTCTACAAATTACAACAGATAAATTA